AGATACTGTTTACAGAACAAGATATTGTAAGCCAGAAGAAATACTTATCTTATATCCTAAAGCTATATTGCCAGAAAATTTTGATCCATTAAAACAAAAGAAACAAATTAAAATTATAGAAGCTGTTTATAAAATACATAAACCTAATGTTGAAGAATTTAAACTATGTGTATTTATGGAAGATCCTAAACACGTTTTATTTGAAGAAGAATATAAAGGTGAAGGTTCAAATCCTTATTTAGTATTTAGATGGAATAAAGCATCTGGAGAAGTATATGGCAGAGGGCCAGTATTTAATGCGATGGCAGCAATTAAAACTTGTAACCTTACAATAGAATTAATATTACAAAATGCACAGATGTCTGTAAGTGGAGTTTATACTTATGAAGATGATGGTGTTATTAACCCAGATAATATTTCATTAGTACCTGGATCTTTAATTCCAGTTGCACCAGGATCTAAAGGTTTAGTTCCAATACAAGCAGCATCTAATTTTGACGTTGCTCAATTAGTTTTAAATGATATGAGAGCTAATATTAAAAAAGCTTTATATATGGAAGCTCTAGGTAAACCAGAAGGTACACCTATGACAGCTACTGAAGTATCTGAAAGAATGGCAGATCTATCTAGACAAATAGGATCTTCATTTGGTAGATTACAATCAGAGTTAATTAATCCATTACTAAGAAGAATTATAAGAATTTTATCTAAACAAGGTAGAATAGAAATCCCTAAAGTTAATGGTAGGGAAGTAAAGATAGCACCTCGTTCTCCGTTAGCACAAGCTCAACATTTACAAGATGTTGCAGATGTAAGTAGATTTAATGAAATAATTGCTGGAACATTTGGGCCACAAATGATTAACGTCATTGTCAACCAAAATGAAACAGCTAAATATTTAGCAGAAAAAATGAACTTACCAGAAAAGCTTATTAGGAATGAGGACGAACAAAAAGCAATCGTTCAACAAATGAATGAATTGTCACAACAACCAGAGGAACAAAAACCTCAGTAAGGAAGATATGAGTTGGGATGAGTTGAAGAAAGAGAAACAATCCCCAGTTAAGAATGTTGATGGTTATATAAGATCGGCTAAAGATGAAGCCTTATTAAATAAACAATTTTCAACATTGTTCAAAGGGGACGCAGGAAAGAAAGTGTTAGCTTACTTACAATCAATTACTACAGAAGTAATAGCTGGGCCAAATATAACTAGCAATCATTTATTTCATATAGAAGGTATGAGATTTTTAGTAGGTATAATCAAAACAAGAATAAACAAAGGAGAACAAGATGGCAGATGATAATGTTGAAACTTCAGCACCAATCGCTACAATAGATGTTGCTGATACAGGAAGACCAGAATACGTTCAAGAAAAGTTCTGGGATAATAATGCAAATAAAGTTAATCTAGAAAATCTATCATCAAGTTATAATTCGTTAGAACAAAAACTTGGTGCAAGAACAGAAGATTTAACTAAACAAATTAGAGAAGATATTTCTAACGAAGTATCTGCTAATGTTCCAGAAGAATATAAAATTAATCTTCCAGAACTTCCAGAAAATTCTAACATACAAGTTAGTAAAGATATGGACATTGTTAAATGGTGGGACAAGACAGCTAAAGCAAGTGGTCTATCTCAAAGTCAATATGATGAAGGAGTAAATGCATTTGTTACTAATGCTATGTCAACTTTACCTAATCGAGATGCCGAATTATTAAAATTAGGCGATACTGGAAAAGAAAGAGTTGAAGCTGCTAATCTTTGGACTAAGAAAAATTTAACTCCAGACTCTTATAATACGATTGCAAATTTAGCATCAAATGCAGAAGGTGTAAAAGCTATTGAAGAATTAATGGCTTTAAGTAAAGATACACCAATGCCAAGTTCACCTACTCAAATAGATTTAGGTGCTAGTGCTGATGATCTTAAAGGTATGCTTAATGATCCTAGATATTGGGATAGTAGTAGACGAGATCCATCTTATGTTAAAAGAGTAACGGAGTTATATGAAAAAGCCCACGCAAAAACTCCACAAGTTTAAGTATAAAAAACTTAAAAAGCCTCTCAATTGGTTAGATTGTGTAGGTCAAACTGGATGGCTGACTTCTAAAGAAATGGATGCAGCCAAACCAGCGAACTGTGTTACAGGTGAATTTTGGATTTATAAAGATACCAAAACATATATAACCTTGTTTGGTACTTATGTTCATCTTGATAATGATGAAATAGAATTTGGTGATGTAATTACCATTCCTAAACATTGGATCTAATGTGCGTTGCCTACAATGGCACTTATAGCTTATTCCTTAGTTAAGACCTTTAAAATATTCATGTTAGCCCTTCTTGGATAACTAAACCTGTATTGTAAAGATAATCGGTAATTAACAATAACTTAACAATAGGGAAATAAAAACATGGCATCAACAATAAACAATGCCTTTATTACTCAGTTCGAAGCAGAAGTTCATATGGCTTACCAAAGAATGGGAAGCAAATTAAAGAACCTAGTTAGAACAGTTAACAATGTTAATGGTAGTTCTGTTAAATTTCAAAAAGTTGCAAAAGGTACTGCAAATACTAAAGCTAGACATGCTGAAGTAGTTGCTATGGATCTTGCACACAGCAATGTGTCTGCGACTTTAACTGATTATTACGCAGCAGATTACGTTGACAAGTTAGACGAGCTAAAGGTTAACATAGACGAAAGACAAGTAATAGCACAATCAGCTGCATATGCATTAGGAAGAAAAACTGATGATATCATTGTAGATAAACTGAAAGGTGCAACTTCAATTGCGAACAACGTAAGTTCTTCGACAACTGGAATGACTTTGATTAAAGCACAAAACATGATGGAAGTATTCAATACGAATGATGTTCCAGATGATAATCAAAGATACTGGGTAGTAGGGCCGAAACAATGGTCTAATCTATTATCAGTAGATCAGTTCAGTAGAGTAGAATACGTTGGGCCAAATGACCTTCCATTCGGAAATGGCATGACTGCCAAAAGATGGTTAGGTTTCTTGTTCTTCGTTCATTCTGGATTAACAGTAGCAACTGACAGACAAACTCTAGCATTTCACAAAAGTGCTTTGGGTGTTGGTGTTGGTACTGATGTTAAAACAGAAGTAAACTACGTTCCAGAAAAAGTTTCTCACTTAATCACTTCAATGATTTCGTTAGGAGCTACAATAATCGATGGTGATGCAGCAAGAGTTCAGCTGTGTGCCGAGTAATCATTAAGGAGATATAAATATGGCTTACGCAATCGACAACCCACTTTCTAAAGTGGCTCAGATGGGTGCAGTTAATTCTCTTTGGTATTACACCGATGGAGATGCTACATCAGTAATAGTTGGATCAGGTTATTTTAACCTGGCCTTCGCAGAAGTGAAAAAAGGCGACATGATTTTAGTATGTGCGACAAACGCAGGTACAGCAGAATCAGACGTTCTTATTGTTTCATCTGCTTCAGGTGCAACTACTGTTACTACAACAAAATTAGCCTAGGCTAATAAATATAAGGGGGATCTTGCCGAGAGGTATTTCCCCCTTATCACTATAAAAAATTATGGCAACAACAAGTATAGACATCTGTGCAAGAGCATTAGTAATGATAGGAGCAAGTCCTATTTCATCTTTTACTGATGGTAGTACAGAAGCTTTAGTTGCATCAAATGTTTACACAGATATTACAGAAGCATTTCTTACAAGACATAGATGGAGATTTGCTACAACTCAACAAGCTTTATCATTATTAACAAACACTCCAGCAGGTAGATATACATATGCATATCAAATACCAACTGATCCTGCTGCATTACAAGTAATTTCTATTACTGTAAATGACCATGTTATTCCTTATTCAAGATATAAAAATTATATATATGTAGATAACTATGGAGCAAGTAGTGAATTAGTTATGGATTATATTTATAAAGTTGAAGAACAATATTTTCCACCTCATTTTAGATTAGCTTTAGAATATGAATTAGCTTCTGTATTTGCTGGTTCAGTTGCTAGAGATTCAGCAATGATTAAACAGTTTAAAGAATTAGCAGAAAGACAATTACTTGTTGCTAAAAATATTGACTCTACAGAAACAACAACAAAAGTTTTAAGCTTAAATAGATTTACAAGTTTAAGAACGTCAACTAGAAATGATTAATGGGCAGAACTTTAAAAACAGTTATAACCAATTTTTCTTCTGGAGAGCTTAATCCTTTATTAGCTACTCGTACTGATGTTTCATCTTATTATCAAGGTGCTAAAGAATGTAAGAACTTTGCATTACTTGCTGAAGGTGGTGTAATGAGAAGACCTGGTACAGCTTACTTAGCAACACTTCCTGCTGAAAGCAGAATAATTCCATTTATATTTTCTGATGATGAAGTTGCTATTATTGTTTTATCTAATAATAGATTAGATGTTTATAATACAAGTGGTACAGTTTTAACTTCTAATTATACAACTAATTGTAATTGGACTACAGCACAATTGTTTGAATTAAACTTTGCACAATTTGGAGATACTATTTATATAACTCATAGAAATAATGCTATTAGAAAAATCTTTAGAGCATCAGCTACATCTTTTACTGTAGGAACATTTACATTTTCATCTCATTCAACAGGTTATCCTAGATACCAACCTTATTTTAAATATGCAGATTCTGCTGTAACATTATCAGCAGCAGCAACAACTGGAACAGCAGTTAATATAACTGCATCAGCAGGTATCTTTGATACTAATACTAACTGGGTAGGTAAAACTATTCGTATAGGTGCTAAAGAAATAGACATTACATCAAGATCAAGTACAACAGTTGTTGTAGGTAATATTAGAGAAACATTAGCTGATACAAATGCAACAGCAACATGGGATGAACAAACTATGTCAGATCATAGAGGTTATCCTCAAGCTATAACATTTCATGGTAATAGATTATGGTTAGGTGGTTTATATTCTAGACCTGCAGCAGTATTAGCTTCTACTATTTCTGAATATACTAATTTTGCGTTAGCAGATGCAGAAGCAGATAAAGCAATTGATTTAGATATTTCTGGAGATCAAGTTAATGAAGTAAGACATATGTTGTCTGCTAAAGATTTACAAATATTTACTGATGGTGGAGAATACTATGCTCCAACTGCAGCAGATAATACTATTACTCCTGCTAATATTACAATTCAAAAACAAACACCTTATGGTATTTCTAGAACAGCACCTAAAATGTTTGACCAAGCAGCAGGGTTTGTTCAGAAGAATGGTAAAACAATTAGAGAATTTATTTATTCAGATATTGAAGATGGTTATAAATCTACATCAGTATCTATTCTTGCACAGCATTTAATTGATAATCCTAAAGAGATAGCTATTCTAAAAGGTAATACTACTAGACCAGAACAATACGCATTTTTTTTAAGTAATGGAATAGCACATCCAGGTAAGTTATCTGTGTTTCATTCTGTTAGAGATGAAAAGATAGCAGGATGGGTACAATGGTCAACTCGTACTGGAGATACTTTTCAATCTATTGCAG